TAAATTTAAAGTCTAAGTATTAGTACCGTAAGCTCTTTTCCTCGTAGATGTGGTTATGTTCCACCAAACAGGAAGGCCGAGCGTTGTATCGTAGTATTCAACTGGCACAATTGAAGAGACAGGCCTCTGCGCAGTTGTACCATATAACAAAGATGTCAACGGAGAAATGCAGGCCGCAAACTGACTGATGATGAAAAAACGCGGCTGAATGCGGTACTCGACTACATCGACGCAGTGACAGCAGTTGATGCTGACGCTGCGCCTGATATCAACTGGCCCGCTCCCCCGGTTGCGTAGGCCACTCTATTTCGGGTGCCGCTGAGGTATCAACACGGTTCAGCAGTACCCTGTATTTTTTCCACGCCAGCAGTAACGCCTGTTCATCGTCTGTCGCCATTTCCAAATCAACGGCATCCTGCAGCGGTGCTATTGTGTTATTTGCTACGGTCAGTAGTGCTGATTTCTGCAGCTCAGCCTCCGCAACTAACGCGTTGTGAGAGCGTTCTGGGGGAGGTGGCGCGGTAAATACTCCGTCTGAATATGACCAACCGATGCCAGCATCGCCGTTTAACGGAACTAAATTACCAGCCTCTGGTTTCCATTCAGAAATTCCGTCCCAGATAATGACATTAATAACAACGTTATTATCAACAACTGCATAGATATCATTCATTTACATGTACTCCCGAATTACCAGCACGCCATTAGCTCCGTGCCCGCCACGTCCTGACGTGTGTGAATAGCTATTATCGTATGCACCCCCGCCGCCGGAGCCAGAGCAAACTCCAGGATTACCGCTCAGTTGCCCAGCGCGGCCGCCGCCACCCCAATAGCTCGATGCCCCATTGCCTACTAATAGCGCCTGGCCCGCCTGTCCGTCTGAACCGTCTCCGCCTTGTTCTGTTTTATAACCGCCAGAGCCTGAGCCACCGCGCCCGCCAGCGGTATTTGTAGCGCCGCCCCATTGCCCACCCTGGCCGCCGAGCGCAGTTAATGTCATGAACGAACTATTACCGCCATTATTTCCAGACCCTGGCCCATTGGCACCACTACCACCGCTACCAATTGTCACTGTATAGGTCCCTGGCCCGGCATCGTTGTCTGTCGCATAAATAGTGGCAAAAACAGTACCTCCGGCTCCTCCGCCAGCCCCTGAAAATGTCTGATTTGCGTTCTCCGCGTTACATCCACCGCCACCGCCGCCCGCCGCAGTCAGAATAACGTCAATTCGTTTTACGTCAGCTGGCCACGTATATGAACCCGACGATGAAAAAACGACAGTTTTGCTGTAACGCCCCGAGCCATCTCCCAAACCAAGGTTTTCGAGAGCCGTTTTCACCGTGCCATCCGATTTGATATCGCCAAACGGATTCTTGCGGCTTAACAGCAGCGCGCGAAGCGCGGTAAGTAGCTGGTCGTGCCGCCCCTTATCCAAGCTGGCACCGGACGCCTCCACAACGCTGCAAAGCTCCTCCTGCAACATGTCAAAGTAGTCATCATCCAGATCGGTGGCAGGCGTGCAGGTCTGGGGGTTACCACGGGTAAAACCGTTCTTACCCGCGCCGAACTTATCCTTCTGCGCGGTTTTCGTGTCTATACGATGCATGGATTACTCCGGATATTTAAAAATTACGTAGGTATGCGACGGGCAGAGTTTGTTAAGCACACACTCGACAACGGTGTCGCCCCAGATACGCAGTGCGGAATCACAGGGATCGCCACATGTCATCCAGGTGGTGTTGGTGGCAGCTGGCATGTTGACCTGCCAGTAATACCGCCATTCCGGCGCATTCACCGCGTCAGTACAGGCCGATGAGCAGGTGAACGTGCTTTTGTCGTATCGCGTGATGTTGGCATCTGGTCTGCCCAGGGCAGCAAGCTGTGCAAGATAAAAATTCTCGTTGATGCTGCCCGCCAGGTTAACCTTCGCATCCAGCCGTTGCTGACGCTGACGAAGGGTCTGTGTCCCTGCGGGAATACATTCATCCGGCAGACCGCACAGACGCTCCCAGCGGTTTATCAGTTCAGTGGTGGTGCGCGGATCCAGCTCCCGCATCAGGGCATCCGCACGCTGATGAACACGGGTTAATGACGGTGCCGCACCGGCAATCGCCGGATCGCTGGCTGACCACGCCGGACCGGGGGGCAACAGTGCCGACAACAGACGGATGTAATCATCGTTTGTCACGTCCATGAAATCGTCCCCAGAACCGCCAGTTCATTTTTTGCAATGGAGATATTGTCTGCCGGTGCAAGCAACTGATGGCTGTATTCCCCGTTCGCACCGGAAATCGCCTCACTGATACGCGATACCTTCAGTTCTCCCTGCGGATAACCATCACGCAGCAGGAACGAACGCAACTCCGCGGTGATGGCAGCCCGTATTTCCGGTGTGTCCGGCGTCACGCGGATATGAAAATCCACCGTATGTGCCACCGGCCTGAACACATACAAATCAGAGCCTGCCACCGGGGCCAGTGGCTCGATATGTTGTCTTGCCGCCGTTTCCGTTGATTCTTCCGGAATGGGATTAATCAGGTCACTGCTGGCAATCATCACACCGACAGTTCCCGTTCCCATCCAGTGACGGTATGTCCATGCGCGGGTAATGCCGGGCACTTCTTTAGCCCAGACGACATAGTCCCCGTCAGCCCCGCCCTGAGGCGTCCAGTAATACCGCTCAATGACGCGGGCGCGCCACGTTTCCAGCTCTTCAGTATCAAATCCACCTGTCAGGGTATCTGCCACGCCGGAAGACGGCAGACCATTCACCGGCGTGACCAGGATTAATGACGTACCGTCGTCAGCGTTACCGACCGCGCCTGCACTTGAGCAGGCGATCGGCACGCGCAGGACACCACCGGAGCTGGTTGCATCGGCAGTTGCCGTGTACTGAACCAGGTCATCGCGCTGAATCACGCTCCCGGCAGTCACCTTCAGGCCATCGCTGACACCTTCCCAGCGCATATACCCGCTGGCAGCCGTGGCCCCCTTGCGCGGACACCGTTTCATCGCAGCATGTCGCGCCAGCCAGGACTCATCGCACAGGTCAGGCAGCATATTCATTGCCAGATAATCGATGTACCCGTAAACCGTATGCAGCGCCGCCGCATACACCTTTGCCCGCACGTCTTCATCCATGCGCCGGAGCGTGTCGCTGACGTCCAGCCTGGCGAATAAATCGTTACGGAGCATACTGATATTTTCTGCCAGCGTCGGGCGCTGAAATTCACTGTCCGCCATGCGTTATCGCACTCCACAGATCATCAAAAGAAATCATTACCGGTCCGTCACGACGCCAGAGAGTGATACTGTTACCCAGTTCATTAATCCCGGTGCGGCGGATATCCAGATCAATACGGGACACCACGCCGTCATCAATCATCCATTGCAGGCATTCGCGGATATACCCCTTTACCGTCTGCACCAGCTGATTGGTCAGTTTGCTGCGCTGAAGCAGCCACAGCCGGGAGCCGTAACGGTCATTCTGTACCGCAGGCCAGGTATCCCCCCACCATCCCATCGGGACGTCGGCGTTGTCATCAGGCTCCGCCCGCCGCCAGGTAAACAGGGAAATCACCACGGCGCGGGTCAGCGGATCCAGCGGTGCGCTGGCGCAGGTGCGTTTACCGTTCACCGTCAGCCACAGTTCCATCATGCCTCCATCGCTTTATCAGGTTTGTCGGTGTTACTGCCCTGACCGTTCTCTCTGTGACGATGCCCGTTATAGGCAAGCCGCATCGCTGACATGGTGGTGCCGCCGGAGTCGCACAGGTCTTTCACCTGTCCTGTCACTTCCAGGTCCATTTCAAAACGTGCTTTAGGTGAATTGCGAAACGTGATCGTTTTACCTGCACCGTCCACCACGATCCCCTCCCGGGTCAGCGTCACGGACTGCCCCTGATCGTCATAGACAGCCACCTCACCCGTCTGCAGCCCTTTCAGGCGGTAGCGCCGGTCCGACACCGTAACAACCACCGCATGAGAACGGTCGCCATCCGGAAACAACACCACCGCTTCCGCACCGCTGTTTGCCCTTGAGGTAAAACCGTAGGGTTCAAGATGTTCAACCCCTGCTTTGGGTTCACCGGCAATCAGGGACACATCCACGGTCTGACATTTCGTGGCGGCACTGATGCTTTTCACCACGGCCCGCCCAATCAGGCCGAGGAGTTGTCGCTGCATGGCTTCAATCGTCCTCATCAGAACGGGTCCTCCTGTACTCTGGCTTTTTTCTTTTTCCGCGCGCTGGGGGCTTCGGGTTCAGGCAGATAAGCATCAGGTGGGCCGACACGGATTTCCGTCAGGGTGCCGTTCTGGTCCTGAGTAAACGTGACTTCCGAAACAAGCAGTTCGGTATTGTCGAAACCACAGACCGGATCAAAGACAATCACCCGCTGGTTGGGCTGCCACAGCGTACCGTTACCCTGTCGCCAACCCTGCACCACATAGGTGGTTTCATCCGTCCGCGCCGCCCGTTGTCGGGCTTCAAAGTCCGCACGGGCAATACAGCCTGCCCCCGTAGCCTGCCCTGTCTGCCTGATATACATCGGACGGTAACGGGCAATAAATGCGTCCTCTGTGCGGGCCCGCAGCGCGGTGGTGGTGGCCTCACCGAAATCATCGTCGTTTCCGGCACGCTGCCCCGCCACCTGGTAAACAGAAAACCGCTCCCGGATACTCTTCTCCGTATCACAGGAAAGGATGTTTTCCCCAAGTACCAGCGCGGTATGTGCCCGCGTTGAGCCAATACCACCAATCACCAGCCTGCCGTGCGGGTCGTCATAAGCCAGCGCCTGCTGCTGACCGAGTATTTTGTTGATCACCTCAATCACCGTTTCACCGTGATCAGGCTGGACATCCGGAATAACACCCGACGGCGCATCGCTGTTCACCACCTCAATGCCGAAAGGCGCAGCAAGCGCCTGCGCAATCTGTACCAGCGATCGTCCGTTAAACTGTGTCGGTTCGGCTGCACAGTCAATCAGGTCAGCAGTCAGACTACGTCCGGCAATACCGGTGCTGACCGAACGGGCATCGTAACGAACGGGGGTCGCCTCCACCCAGCCGGTGATCACCAGCTCATCACCAATCAGCACTTCCACTTTTGAACCATTTTTAATGCGCGGCTGAAGCGTGGTGATACCCTCATCTCCCGGCCACTGGCGGGTGATCTCCACACTGAAATCCCGCGCCAGCCGTTCAATACCGGCACCGATGCGCACCGATGTCCAGCCATTCCACTCCCGGCCATTTACCCGTAGCGTGACATTGTCGTTCATTGCACTGGCACCTTCAGAGGGATCACCGGCACAAAGCCGGGATGCGTAATGGCATTACGCCGGATAATGTCCGCGTCACGCGCCGCGTTATCAAACCAGGTCGCCGCCAGCACCAGCGCGGGTAAAACCTCATCCGGTGTGCGCTGAATGATCCGTGCAGACTGTTCAAGGCGCGTGTTGATATCCGCATTCAGATCTGCTTTCACCCGGCGCAGCGCCAGAAACAGCGCATCGCTGGTTGTACGGGACAACTCCTTATCAATTGCCGTATTCAGTATGTCGCGAATGTCAGTCAGTTCTTCCCACGTCGGCAGGTCAACCGTGTTTTTCACCGCCGGTGCATTGTTCAGTGCCGAATGCGTGACGGAAGGCCAGCCACTGCTCTGCGCGGGTGTTGTTGTCTGCCCCACTGCGGAATTCTGCATCACCGCGAAAGTTGTTGGCGCAGGCAATCGGGTAACGGCATACGCCGCTTCGCTGATTGCGGTCGTACGAAGAGTGCTGGCAACCACGTTACGCTGCTGCGTCGCCGTGGCGGTGGTTTTACTGTCCGTTTTCCAGACGCCGCGCGGTTGCAGATCGCTGCCGAGGCTGACACCGGAAAGCGTTTTGATCATGGTGACCAGGTCGCTGGCGTTACCATAAAGGCGTTTCCCGGTACGCCACATTTTCTGCACCTGCTCAACGAAATTTTTGCCTGACGATGGCGGCGGCAGAAGTACCGAGATATCCCCCTGCAACAGCCTGGCGGCATCCGATACGGCAGAATCCACCACTTTCATCGCATCAGAAACATACCCCAGCATTATGCTGGCATTACCGATAACGTCGTTCTGCACGAAATCCGCCACACCATCGATACTGAAACCGCTGAAGCTGTCACTGATGCAGTCATCCAGTGCAGAACAGGATGACATCAGCGTCTGCGCCGTCGCCGCACCTGATGTGGGGTAAGAGAGTTCTCCTGCTTCGACAAACTTCAGGTCAAAGCGGACAATACGCCCTTCACTCTTCGATGTGCTGACCCGAACCTCTCCGTCAACACAGACTTTCAGCTCACCGTAAGTCGGATGGACAAGCGTGCCGGGACCGGGTTTATTCAGCGCGTCAATCAGGCGATCGCGCTGGTCAAAGCAGTCATCTCCCACCACATAAGCCGTGATGGACGGGCGGAAAGTGATTTTCCCCAGGTCTTCGGTATAGGGTTTGTCGCGGTTCGGGTATTCGTGCGTTTCCACACGACGACCGGTTCCCGCACTTTCTTCTTCAACCTTAAACGGCACGCCGCGAAATGACGCGCCCTGAAGTCTGTCTTTCCACGTCATATAAACTCCGGATATAAAAAAACCCGCCGAAGCGGGTTTCATTAAATTATCGCTTATCTAAAGTTACTTATTACCCGATACCTTATGCTTTGGTTACTCGCATCAAGTACTTCGAATTTAGCCCCTTTATAGCCAATTGTTTTAGACTCCGCGAGATCATACTCAACATCGTTGTTGAAGGCCGGGCGTGCTGTATTCGATGAAAATTCACGATATCCAATGTTGATTTTGTTTCCGACCCTTCCGTTGTAAAGCAGAGCTTGCTGGAAAGATGAATCACCACTGATATTCAGAGTAACCTTTTCGATAGGCATGTTAGTTTCACAGTTGGTAACACCGAAAACTGTTATTACACATAAGGCATTCTTTTTCTTTTCTACCATGATGCCCTGCCACATATCGGCAAGGGCTGCCTTTTCCACATTGGCTGAATCAGCACCGTTTGTGAGAAAGTAATAATCAGCCTTGTTATCCTCACCAACCTTTTTCAGCATCCCCGGAGTGATCGTATACGCCCAGGAAATTCTCGCAGGAGCATTAACCTTCAGACCTTCAAACCTCTGTGACACCCCCTGCTTAATCATTGAATCACCGACATAAGCTGTATTAATGCTTCCTACAGGAGGTTCACTATAATTTTCTGTTTTTGGTAAATAATTGTACTTCGGAGAGGTACATCCCCCGAGTAAAAGAGCCATGCCGACAACTGAATAAATTGTTAAGACTTTCATATCCCTATTCCCATCATTAAAGTATCGGACTAATCCTACCAAGAACCTGCTAAACGACAAAACCCGTGTTTAAGCGGGGTATCAGCCCCCCATACCAAATCGGGTGTAGCCAACGTCGTGATTCACGTCGATACCGCTGGATCGCGTTTCCATAACCCGCATACCCGGAGGCGAATTCACAAAAGAGACCTTGATCTCACCGTCAACTTTTGGCGCAGAAGCTTTGTTAATCATGAAGGGATTCGGGCCTGTGGCATCGGAGGCGTTGTTTGCCTGAGCCGGATCCATGGCCGGATAAGGTGTGTATCCCCGCGCCGGGAATCCCGTCCCATAAGCATCATAAGCACCCGCGCCCCACTGCGCAGAGTTAATGGCATCGACCGTGTCACCGGAACTGTCGGTAAACCACTCAATAATTGGCTTCAGCTTGTCCCACATATCCTGAAACCACTTAACAACCGGTCCCCAGTTATTGATTACCATCCCCAGCGGCGACCAGGCAAAAACCTTCTTCAGAAGTTCCCAGCCAGCCTCAAAATAAGGACCAATGGTTTCCCAGAGCTTCTTGAAATAAGGTCCGACAACATCCCAGTTAGTGATAATTAATCCCGCAGCCAGGGCTATCGCCGTCGCAATCATTCCAATCGGCGTCATCGACATGATCCTGCTGACAATACTGATGGCCCCGCCAACGCCCATCAATCCCAGTTTCAGAATCGCAAGACCGGCAGCAAGCCCGACGACGCCGCGAATAACCCGGGGATTTTCATCCGCAAACTTCGTGAATTTTTCCCCTAACTCCCCCAGCCATTGCGTGATATTTTTGGCGTCACCAGAAAATGCGCCGCCAATAGCCGCAAGGCCGTTAGTTGCGGTCCCCGTCATTGCCTCCCACAGGTTGGACAGCGTACCAAGCTGGGCCTGAACACGTTTATTCAGGCTGGCCTGTTTATTCATCTTCTGCTGGATCTGATCGTAGCCATCCTTTCCTTTATCGATTAGTGCATTGACCACCTGAAGGGTTTCGGCATCATCACCAAATATTGCCTTAAGTACACCTGTTCGCTTAACGTCGGTCAGTTTTCGCAGCTTTGCCAGTTGCCTGAACATGTTATCAAGACCGCCAAAACTTCCTTTGCCGTCAGTAAAATCGAGCTGTACCCCGAGTTTCTGGCGGGCCATGACTTTATTGACGTCCCTGATTTTCTTAACGCTTAATCCGGACTGGATAACTTTTCGCAGGGCATTACCTGCCGACTCCCCGTTCATCCCCATCTGATCCATCATGACGCTGATGGGGGCAAGGCTCTGTGCAGCCTGAAGACCCTCCTTGTTCACCATCTTCAGAACAGAACTGGTTTTAGTGAAGAAGGACAACATGTTGGTATCGTCAACGCCCAGATAAAACGCCTTCTGGATAGTGTCGAACAGCCCCATCATGTCTTCTGACGCCGTTCCGGTAGCATCCTGCATCTTTGCAGCAAACTCAGCAGCCGCTTCCGGTGTTTTTTTCAGTTGTACCGCAAGATAAGCTGTCGCTTTACCCACACCACCCAGAATGTTTTCTGCCGGGATCCCCTGACGCACCAGCATCTGCATCATGTTCTGGAAATCAGCCGTTGTACCGGGTAGCTGGTTACCCAGACCAATAGCCAGTTTATTGATGTCCTGAAAGCTCTTTCCAACCTCGCCGTTCGCATCCATCATGGCGACTTTCAGCCCGGTGGCGGCGTTTTCCTGATCGGCATAAGATTTCAGGGAAAGCGTCAGACCCGCAGCCAGTCCGCCACCAAGCGCCAGCCCACCCTGTGACGCTTCTTCCGCCTGGCGTTTAAATCCCCGGATTTTCTTTTGCATTTTCGACAGCGCGGGAGAAAGCCTGTCGACACCGGTGATCAACGCCTTAAGCTCAAATTCAGCCATGTGTGCGTTTCTCCTGCTCTATCCTGTTTGCCTGACTGACCAGCAAGGGAATTTCACTGATCGGCATATTCAGCAATTCGAAGGGATTAATGCGCCAGTAGCTGGCGCAGTCAAAGAAGCGATCAGTGAGGTATTCAGCCGTCAGGCCTGGAGGAAAAAACCAGCCACAAGCCACGCCGCTGCATTCAGGTCTGCCGGAGACATCTGGTCGACAGAGCTTTGCGGCACTTTCGCCAGCCGCACAATGTATTTCGACACCACATGCGCCAGAAGTCTGACGGACTCATCCTGATTCATCTGGTAGGGATACCCCAGCTCGCGGACATCTTTCCCGGTGGGCTCATCAAACTCCAGTACGGAGAGTGTCTCGCCATGAGCGGTAATCGGTTTCTTTAACTCAAGCTCTTTCATTACTGGTAATCCCCTTCTTCACCGTGGAACTCAAGATCGACCGTGCCTTCTTCGGCATTATGGTTCGCTTCGCCGTGCAGCCAGGCAGACGACAGTACATAGACCTGACCGTTCGCCAGCTCGGCAGTGATGGTCATCTCATCAGACGAGGTGATTTTGCTCACCGGAAAATTCTTCGGCACCTTGAAGGTCCCTTTGACATAAGGCGCACGGTGAGTTTCCTTGCGGTCCACTGAACCGTCCAGGCCGATGATGTCATCATTGACCGTCCTGTTCATGGGCACCTCAATGCCGCCGGTCAGCGATAGCTGCTGACCGTCAATTTTGAAATAACAGGTTCCCCCGATACGGGCCATTATGCGGACTCCTCTGAATACTGAAGACGGAACTGGTTAACCACGGCAAAGACACGCAACTGGTTAACATAGTCAGGCGGGAACAGCGTGTTCAGGCGGTTCGGATCGCTGGCATCACGCTCCACAACCAGGTACTGCTTAAACAGTTCGTAGTTTTCCACGATCCCCGCACGCTCAAGCTGACGGTAGGTTGCCAGCAGTTCCCCTTTGATCACCGCCGGGGTGACAATCGCCTGACCGGGACCAAAGCGGGTACCGTCACTGGCAAGCTTGTGACGCCCGTACTTACTGGTAATGACGGATTTCAGTTTGCGCAGCACATACGCGCTGGTATGCAGCGTCTCGCTGTCGAGGTAGCTGTTATCCGCAACCCCGTAAGCATTTTTCCTGTACGTGGTGACATCACGCTGAATGCGCAGTACCCCGCTTTCGACATACGCCGTTGCCACGCCATGAGACAGCAGGGTCTGCTGCTCGGTCATCGTGAACCGTTTCCCCTTCGGCGCAGGCAGCATACCCACCAGCTCACCGGTCTGCGTGGGACGTGCCGGATCGTTGCGGATAAACACCGCTGCGCGGGCGGTACGGCTTGCCGCCAGCTCGTCGGCAGGTGTCTGGGTTTCTTTTTCGTACCCCGCCAGGGTAATGTGCTGCTGGTTAAACTGGTCACCTGCGGTCACCAGTTCTGACAGCGTACCGGTCTTTGCCGTATACACATGACCATACAGCTGACGCGCATAGCTCCAGCGACCGCTGGTATCGTTCATCTCGGTCACCAGCGTGTTAACGGAGGCCGTGTCGTTGAACGGCAGACCGATATAATCAAACGGCTCATCCGCCATTGCAGCCACCGCACCGGTGAGAACAGGAGCGCCCGTTCCGGCGGTACCCGTCGCCACAGCAATCTGTACACCCGCTGGCAGCACTTCGCCCCCACCAAAGCCGTAGTAATTGAGGCTGACAGGAATTTCATTCCCGCAAAGTCCCTTATGACGCGCGGTCAGTGTGACCACGCCAGCCGAAAATGAGGCCGTAAACGGCAGGGCCGGAACGGCATTGATAGCATCCTGGATACTGCTGGCAATGGTCGCGACGTTATCGCCGTTGGTCACCGGTGCCTGCACGCGGGTACGTCCCACATACACATTCACCGTGCCGGTTTCGGTTGCCGCCCCGGTCACCGTCAGAGTAACCGTTGCCGCCGCGCCTGTGGCTTCCGGAACGGCAATCACATACAGCTCGCCAAACGGGTCGGTCTGGCGATAAGCCTCGACCATACGCGCCAGCTGACTTCCCGCACCACAAATCTGGCGTGCATAGTCTGCCGACGGCATCAGCACCAGACTGTTGGCAACAATCTCTGCACCGTTATTGGCGTGACCAATCAGCAACGATGCTCCGCTGTCCTGTGCAGTATTCGCCGCCTGGTTATCCATTTCCGCATAAAACAACGGAACCAGCGTATTCGACGGAATGGTGTTAAAGCTTATCGTCATCGGTATTCACCTTTTTATTCACGCGCCGGATATCACCCGCTGCTTCACGGCGCAGCCAGTAGTTGTTCTCGTCAACATTTCGCCCTTCGGCGGGCAAAAGGTCGCCGCGGGCAGGGTCAGGCACTGACCGCCCTTTAACAGGTTTCACAAACATGAGGATCCTCAGGAAGGAAGGGTTATTTCGGTGTGATGTTCGATATCGCCGTCAGGCCCGTTACCGGGATCGAGATAATCAACATCAATCGCCAGCGTTCGCAGTTCATCCAGACTGTTCAGGTCATCCTGCTGGCGGGTATCGTCTTCGGTCAGCTCGCTGATGACCGAAAAATCGAACTGATAAATCAGCTCATGACGATTCAGATCCAGCAGCGTGCCGCCGTCATAGGTAATCGGGTTACCGCACGCTTCCGGGTTCCAGCCCAGCAGAGCCTTAAAGAGCATCTGCCGGACATCGTCCACCACATCATACGAGGCAAACTGACCGCGCTCATCACGCCCGTTACTCAGTATGACAACCACGGAGAAGCCCTCTTTCAGCTCCTGCCAGTAGTCGGTCTGGCTTTTGTTTTCTCCCGGAGAGTCATCACCCGGTACCACATATGCCGCCGGGAGTCTCAGCTTTCCGACCTCCGGCAGATTTTTGAACTGTGCCGCGCCTGCAACCCGGTTTTCAAAATACGGGCAGCGGGCACGCAGCGCAGCAATAACAGGCGTCAGTTTCATCTGTGTCGTCGCTCCGGCTTCAGTGATTTACGCAATTCCCGCGCCAGAAAATAGCGTGTCCAGCTGCGGTTCTTTTCAAGAGTTTCCACCATAAAGTTATTACGTGGAGCCAGCCGCCAGCCGCTGCCACCGGATGCACCACGATGATGGCTACGACGACGTTTTGCTCCTCCCCGGACACCAAAAAACAGAAACGCCGGATAGAAGTCACCAGAGATCATCCGGTTCCCCTTCCCGTTGCGCTGGTTAGGGGCAATGCGTGTCATAAAACCGGCTCGCTTTTTACTGGCTCTCGGCACCATGTAACCAATCGAACGAGCCAGACGTCCGGTCTGATAACCGGGATTTTCACCCGGTGCCGACCGCGCACGGCGCATCACCAGCCGACGGGCATCACGCATATGACGCTGCCCAATCGTGACAAACGCCCGCCGGACACGGGCGCGGTTAAAGCGCATCTCCGCGGGCTGCTGAACATCAACGTGAAAAAAGGGAGTCGCCATTGCTGCCTCCGTGACTCTGCGTAAATTCGCCCAGTTCCGTACACTCCAGCAGCAGAAAGCGCCGCGCCCCGTTCAGATCGCGCTGACGTTTCACCCGGTACACACTGTCACCGCAGACCACCTCATAATCAGCGGTGATCCCCCGGCGGTAGCGAATGGTGATGTAATGGGTGATGGCGTCTCCAGTCTGCGCGGTTTCCTGCCAGGTGGTGGCACTGGTCTGGATAACCTTCGCCCATGTCCGGAACGTAACCGGGTATTGATGCTCCACGCCAAAGTTATCCGCGGGCATATCCACCCGCTGGCGGATCAGGACGCGTTTATTCAGTTCACCGGGGTCCGGCAGAATGTAGGTTGCGCTGGTCTGCGCCTGACGAATTTTCATTGCGGAAAGTACCTGTACGGGCCGACAAGCCAGCCAAAACTCTGCGGCATGTCGAGTTTCTCCACTTCCGTAACCGACGAGCGGTTTTCGTAAAAATGGCTGATAAGCATCAGCATCCCCAGACGAATATCATCCGGCAGGTGCAGCCCGTCCGGATCGCTGTCCGGAATGGTTTCATCCGGTGCATAGAGCTTCCGGTTCAGATACGTTTCCGTCCGCTTTTGCGCCGCACAGGCCAGCAGTTGCAGATGGCGGTCATCAGCATCGAAATCCTCATCCAGCCGGAGTTGGGCTTTAATCTCTTCCATTGTCAGAAGCATACTCAGCCCTCTTTACTGGTCGTGGCTTTTTTCTCTTTTGCCGCTTTACTGCTTTTTGTACTGATTCCGCGCTCTGCTAACCCGGCCTGAAGTGCAATCTCCTGCACCCGGGCAGGAAGCGCCCCGTCGTCATACTCACCGGCCCGAATGACCTCAACACGCATACCGTCCGGTGACCATTTCAGATCTTGTTTCAGGATCATGATTCTTCACCCGTCAGAACAGGGGCGCGGTTCCGCGCCCCTGAGTGATTACGCCGCTGCAATCTTCAGCAGTTTGATGGCCTGCGAATCGACCAGCATCCCGCCGGTGCGCTTGGTGGTATAAAAACCGACAAACGGTTTATTGGTGTACGGGTCACGCAGAATGCGGGTGCCGATACGGTCAACGATGGTGTAACCCCGTTTGAAGTTACCAAATGCAATGGCTTTCGCATCAGCGGCGATATCCGGCATCTGTTCGTTTTCAGCGATACCGTAACCCGCCAGAGAGGACGGCTGCCCCAGTTCCAGCCCCGGACGCCACAGATAGTTACCCTCGGTGTCTTTCAGCAGACGGATGGCAAACAGGCTGTTGTTGTTCATCATGAACTTCGCGCCAGTGCGGTGTGCCTTACGCAGCGTGTAAATCAGTTTGATAATGGCGTCTGCGGTCACCGCCGTCGCTTCGCCGGATACAATATGCTGAAGTTTGCCGAACGCCCGGACCTTATCGGTTTCATCAGTGGATTCATACGCCAGGAACCCTTTCGGCTTCTTGGTACCATCGCCGGTGGTAAAGGCAATTTCTTCCTGTTCGGCAAATTCGGTTGCCAGCTCGCTGTTGATCCATGCTTCCACGTTGAAAAAGGCATCATCCAGCATTTTCTGGGTAGCCTGCGGGTTACCGTAGATTTCCCCCATGAAAGGTTCAATCAGTCCCAGTTTTGAGGTGGCAGTCTGGGAGCGCGCGTCAGTCTCGCCAACCCATCCGGAAGCCGTGCCGCCCAGATTCACCAGTTTTTTGTAGTCGGAACCGCCAACGGTGATCACCGTGGCTTCCTGGCGCATCACCACTTCATCTTTCAGCAGGGTAAGAATGTTGCGATCCAGTGCTTCCGGCACGGCATAGCCGCCGTCTTCATCGGTGCCCACCTGTAATGCCTTGCGCTCCAGATCGCGCAGACCATCTTCACGGCCTTTACGCAGGAAGCCCACAAACGCTTCTTTATGCTCGGTGGCCAGTTTATTTTGCGCACCACCTGCCGGACGTTTCAGCTCAAGAAGCTCTTTTTCAAGATCGCTTTTGAGGTTTTCCAGCTCGCTGAGTTTCCCGTTCAGGGTTTCCACCTGCCCGGCAAGTTTGCCTTTTTCCTGCTCAATCGCATCCACGCGCTTGTCGTTCTTTGCTTTGAAGTCGTCAAACTTCTGCTGCAGCTCCTGCGCGACCTGTTCGACATCTTTAATATCAACCGCCATCGTATTTCTCCTGATTAGAAGTTCAGATTTTTCAGTGCATTCAGTGCAGAGCCCACATCCTCAGCGTCGCGCAGGGACAGTGCGCCATAGCCCCCGGCCATGAATGCTTTGGCCTGGGTACGGGAGAGTCCGACATCACGCAGGACTCTTTCGATTTTTTTCTGTTCGGGGATTTCCCCGCGGGCCAGTGCGTTCTTGACGTCGCTGATCCGCGCCTCGTCGTTAGACGGGAACGTCACCAGGCTGACTTCCCAGAGGTCGATTTCTTTCAGCAGAAAGGCTTCTTTGCTCCGGTCGTATTCCCAGTCTTTCAGGACATACCCAATAGAAAGGCCGGTTAACGAACCGGCCTTCATGTGTGCATGTGCGCGTTTTGCGAGGGGATCATCATCAATAAGCAACCGTCCCCTGACGTAAAGCCCGACATCGTCTTCCTTCATTTCGGTGTAAACACCGATGGGTTCATCCATGCGGTGCTGCCAGAGCAGCGCAGGTAACGCTTTTCTGTCACTCCACGCCCGCAGGGAAGCAGCAAATGCCCCGGACATCACCACATCATCGTGGCTGTCCTTTACACCAAAGACGGAGCCATACCCTTCAAACTCACCGGAGTCACTGACAGATTTCAGACTCAGCGGTACATCAAGACGTTGTTTCGTCTGCATTGGCGTTATCCTTCTGCTTACCGGCTTTACTGCCATCGGAGGGTTTCGTGGTCATGTTCATCGGTGTGAGATAGACATCCCCACCGGGACGCGGATTCATATCTTCCAGGTCGCGGCAGTCATTGGGAGAGTAAATTCCCCAGTTGATCCCGGTAGCGTAGGCTTCAAAACGGGACTTCATATCCCCGCGCAGTAAGGCCCCGGCGTTAAATTTGGCGTAATAAACGCCCTGCTTACTTTTTCGTACCAGTCCGGTGTTGATCCGCTGCTCAATGCGGGTCAGATACGGCACCAGTGAATAGTTGATAAATCCCAGCCCCAGCTCTTCGATATTGTTGAAGGTGGCGCGATCGGTGTTCTGCACCATGTGCAATGGCACACGGAACAGACGACAGATTTCTTCAAGCTGAAACTTGCGGGTTTCCAGGAACTGGCTGTCCTCTGCGTTCAACGCCATCGACTTCCAGTCCAGCCCCATCTCAAGGATCATCGGGCGGTGAGCATTGCCAAGCCCGGTGTGACGCTCCTCAAAATCTTTCTTCAGACGCTCATAAGCCTGATCCGACAGCGTCTGCTCTGTACGCAACACACCGGACGTCACCGCACCATTGCTGAACAGTCTGGCCCCGTGCTCTTCGGTCGCCGCTGCCAGCGATATTGCCTCGCGGGCATAGGCGACGGGATTCAGTCCCACCAGACCGTCCAGCGTCAGCGTGCGCACATGCCAGATATCCTCCTGGGTCAGCACATCCGTGGAGCCGTCCGGGAATGTGACCTGATAGACCGGCTCCCAGCTACTGTTAAGCTTCGGTACCACACAGCCGGGATCGACGGGCAGCAGTTCAGCCACTTCGCCAAATGCTTTCACTTTGTAGGCGTAAAAGTTTCCCCGCAGGCACAGACAGGTGACCACCAGCTCCCAGAACTCCTGCGGCGTCATATAGCCATTGGGATGCGTGGAGATCAGCTTATGCAGACGTTCGCCAGTGGCTCTCTGCTTCAGGCTGCCGTTCAGGTGATACAGGTTGCAGGGCAACATCCCGACCGACTCCGCCAGCACCCTGACGCAGGAAAAAACCGCCGTCAGTCGCATGGCCCGCTGGCTGCTGATCTGCTTTCCGGTATAGGTGTCGTAGGACAACCCGATAGCATCCGCCAGCTCTGCTGGCGTGGTCACCGGTGCGTCACTTTTTCGTTGAAATAATCCCGAAAAGAACACTATTTACCTCCGCCGACAGACGACTGTGTACGGTCGAGATATCGCGCCACCAGCCACGACCAGAACAGGCACAACGCCCCGGCAACAACAAACCCCGCCGGGGGATAAATCAGCCAGGCACCATACGCCAGCAAAAGCACCCCCAGCACGCCCACCAGAGGCGCGAGAATCAGCATGATCATAATTACCTCAGTTAAAGCGAGCGGATCCCGTAGGACTCAATGTGGTCGGACAGCGTGTCTTCTTTCTCATACAGCATGGCTCTGCCAACCGCCATAATCAGCGCAACTGCACCATCGATTTTGTTTTCCGCCTGCTCTTTGACGGGCTTCACCACATCATCGTTACCCGGAATGGTTTTGCCGACCACGTTGCCGATACACCAGGTCATGATGGGATTGCCATCATGATGAAAGCGCCCCGATTCAATTGCCGCTTCCAGCTCTTTCATCGGGTCGGACATGTTGGTGTAGTTCTGAATGATGGTGATGGGATTCAGGTCTTCATCAGCAAGGTCATGTGACAGCCCGGTCGCCCCGAAGGGGTCGATGGGTGACTCGCTGACCGGGCTGATTTTGTTCGCCGCTTTGGCCTCTTCGAGGATGTAGCGATAATCCACCTCTGCACCATCGGTAACGGTCAGGACGCCCATTTCCACCCATTTCTGAAAGCGTTCGGCTGTCCGGCGATCTTCATTTTTCTCGACGCTGTACACCGTGTCATACGGTACCCAGAAACGCGGGGCCACACTGTAGTAATGCGTTTTACCGTCAATCTCGCGGGTATAAAGTCGCGCCATGCTGTTCATATCCAGCTTACGGGCCAGGTCAAAGGCCAGAATGCACGGCTGCCCCTCGAACTGCTCAAGGGTCAGTGATTTATCCTCGCAGCTCTGCCAGCTCACCAGGTTGAAATACGCCGAACGCGCCGACACCCAGATATTGAGGTGTTTTGTTTTAAAGACGTTTGCCAGACGGGCGTTATTTTTCGCACGCTGCTGCTGACTTAACAAAAATTCGCGATAAACCGACACGCCAATATTCGGGTTAGCTTTTTCCAGCACCTGCGGGTCGGTCCAGTCATCGCCTTCGTCAACGGTATAGATAATCCCGAACAGTTCATCGTTGGGTACCGACCCGTTGAGCATCTCGATAACTTCCCGTCGCTTGTCGTAGCACGGCCCCTCAATGTTGTACCCGGCAGTAGTAATGGCCCACATCAGTGGCTGACGTCGCGCCCCCATCCCGGTAAGCATCGTGGTGTAAAGCGCATCGGTGGCGTGCTCGTGATATTCATCCACCACCGCACAGTGGGGTGATGAACCATCACCGGGGTTACCGATCAGCGGTTCAAACCGCGCGCCATCCTCCGGACGATTCATGTTTGAGGCGTTAACCTCAATCCCGAACGCTTCCGTCAGCATGGGTGTGCGTTTACACATCAGTCGCGCCGGGCGAAAGACTTCCCACGCCTGTTTCTCTGTCGTGGCACCGGAATACACTTCCGCGCCAAACTCGTTATCACAGGCAAAACAATACAGGGCGACACCGGCAGAGATTGCCGATTTGCCGTTCTTACGGGGGATTTCAGTATACACCTCCCGGAAGCGGCGCAGCCGGGAGCCTTTATTGACCCAGCCAAACGCGCAGCAGATCACAAAGAGCTGCCACGGCTCCAGCGTGATGGGCATCCTCTTGAATGCCCACTCCCCCTTGGTGTGCGGCAACAGCTGAATAAATTTCGCGGCCCGTTCAGCCAGGTCCTTGTCGAAGCGGTAACGAAACGACTTACTTTTTTCCGCCATCAGGTCATCAAGATGGCGCTGGCAGGCCTGAATCACAAACTGGCAGGCCACAATCTTTCCGCGCACAACATCACGGGCATACTGATTGGCAGCATTTACGTTGGGGTAAGATTTCCGGCTCATGACTCGATGATTTTCAGAAACGGGTTAGTGGCTTTCTTCTTCCCCGCCAGGCCAATCAGACGCTGGCGGCTGCTGGGGTCGAGTCCGAGCATTGCCCCCGTACTGCTCATCTCGGACTCCTGTTCTTTTTTGGCGGTCAGCTCCGGATTTTTGACCATACCGCCCATTGCACCGGTGATGGTGTTGCCCTGTCTGGCAATATTTTTCACGGCACGTCGCCAGAACTCGTAGGCCACGCACCACCGCTCAAGCACCGCGAGGTCAGTCACGCACAGCAGGCCCTGACCGCAGAGTTCTTTGGTTGTCAGTTGCCACATGATCGTGGCGAGAGGGAGATCTTCTTCAGCGAACCACTCCGGTGGCTCAACACCTTTGATGGGCGTAAAAACAGGTTCATCTTTATTCAGGGCTCGCTTGCCGGGGTTTCCGGCCAGCGCCTTGCGCGCCGTTGGCTTGGGGCGACGCCCGGAACGCCCCGCCGTTCCAGCCATATGCGGCACTCCTGGTTAAATTTCATTTTTCGCGGGTATAAAAAAACGATGGGGCGGGCAGTCCGGAAGACGTCAGGTCACAGGGATTTGACCCGTCCCTCCCCTCTGGCAGTGGGAACTGGTTCTTACTTCAACCGTTCACGGGCCGTCTTCGCCTTATGACACGGCCAGCACAGGCTCTGCAGATTGCTGTCGGCATCAGTGCCGCCATGCGCTTTAGGGATGATGTGGTCAACGGTTTTCGCCTCACGTACCACACCACCACGCAGACATAACTGACACAGTCCTTTGTCACGCTTGAGCACACGTTCACGGATAACATCCCATTTCGAACCATAACCGCGCTGGTGTCTGGACTGGCCCGGCTTGTATTGCTTCCAGCCTTCACTTTTGTGGCTTTCGCAATAGCCTGACGGGTCAGTTGTGGTATGGCGGCAGCCGCGAACACGGCAGGCTTTTGGGGTTCGTGGTGGCATGCTGGCTCCAATAAAAAGCCCCGCGACGCGAGGCTTAGACAGAAAAAACACCGGATAAGATCTGGTCATTCTTCCTTTTTAATAATGACTTCTCGAGGGCGCAATTGTTGGATAGCACGACAAATACAATATGGAATAACTGCCCATGCTACTCCCATTGCTGCACCTGCAGCCTGTTGTGGAGCACTCTGAGCACCGAAAACCCCGAGGATTCCTTCAATAAATCCAATAGCACTACACAAAAGACTGATGACCCAGAGAATTTTCATAAACCCAAACTCCTTTTAAATAAACACATTACTAGGATAATTCTCATAAAATGTTAGTAAAGTATTTTCAGGAAAATAGCGTATCACTGCCTATTTTTGACACTGATGCTGGGATAATTATTCCGATCGCTGGAGTTGCTCATGATGATACAGAGCGAGAATCAGGTCATAAGACCCTTGCCTGTCTTTGTAACCAGTTTTATCAACCAATTCAGCTTTACTGATTCCGGGTAAATCAAGAATCAGATTCGCAACTTCAATTGCCCTTTGGTACAACTTACCGCCTTTTTTCTCCCCATGCAGTGGTTTTACATTCTTCAGGTAACCGCTATCCGCCAGGGCGAGAAATGTTGCCCTTGGGCATATCTTCTTTCTTGACGATTCGCTTTCTGTAACCTCTGCGATAGCTGCATCCCATGCATCACGAGGAGTCATTGAGCTATCAGCCACCAAATGATAAGCGATTAAAGCAACGTGAGCGTATTGAGACATAATGCATCCATATACAAAAATCTTATGATAAGACTTTTCTAATATGAACACTGTGATCTCACATATTCTTGCAGGCCATTCAATTGGTTAGTTATGGTTTCGATGCGCTCTCTGAGAACGAAATAATCCCGTTGAGCGGTGTCAGTAAGTCTGGGGCTGGAAGCATCATCCACGCCGGAGGCGGCGGTGGTTTTATGCTTGTCCGGACAGACTGCTTTGACGTGCAGCCACTTACGACCAGCAGAAACATCAGCACGAAGACTTTCGATAGTCGCGTTAGCATCAGCAAGCTCCTTTGTGTATCTGGCGTCGAGTTCAGCTACATCATGTTGACGCTTCTGCATGTCAGCGATGATGGATGTGGCTTTGTCGCGCTGTTCTTTATAGGTCATGGCGTTATCACGGTAATGATTAACAGCCCATGACAGGCAGACGATGATGCTGATAACCAGAGCGGAGATAATCGCGGTTACTCTACTCATTGTTGCCCCCACAAACAGACTTCACGCTCAATCTCACGGCGAGTCATCAGCCCTTTCCATTGCTTACCGCCAGCGTATGTCCAGCGCCGTAGCTGATCACATGCGCCTTTGATATCGCCCTGGTTTATTTTGCGAAGAAGTGTCGATGTTCTGAAATTTCCAGCACCAACGTTGTAAACGAACGAGTAAAGAGCGCCGCGCGTTGTTTCCGGTATATCGACTTTGATGTACGGGTTAATTTGTCTGGCGACAGTGGCAAGGTCTTTATTCAGGAGGGCTTTGCATTCTGCTTCGGTATACGTTTTACCGAGCATAATGTCTTTTCCGGTATGCCCGTAACATACAGTCCATACACCAACGATATCTTTATATGGTATGTAGCTGACGCCTTCCAGACCATCGTTACCACTTGGGCCAGTGATTAACACAGATGCTATAGCAATAGCCCCGCCACCAATAGCCGCAGCAACGGCTTTTCGTAATGATGGAGGCATTATTCACCTCTCGCAGCCTTGCGCTTATCTTCTTTAATCTTGAAATAAAGGTTTGTCAGG